GAAACTATATTTAAAGCAGGTTTAGATTTAGTATTAAAAGAAGATTTGAATAAAATACAATCTGCAATAAATGATGCAAACACCGCATCAAAGTTTTAAGTAAAATAAGGGTATGAAATTAACAAAGAATTTTAAGCGTAGTGAGTTTGAATGCAAAGACGGCTCACCAATGACCAAAAACCAATTTAAGAACATTCAAGAACTTGCAAAATCCTTACAAGCATTACGGGACGAATTAGACAAACCAATAAACATAACAAATGCTTATAGATCCAGAGCGCACAATCAAGCCGTTGGTGGATCTAAAAATAGCCAACACGTTTTAGGTAAAGCAGCAGATATTTATGTAGAAGATTATACACCTAAAGAACTGGCTAAAGTAATTGAAGGGCTTATAGAAGATGGTAAGATGTCGGAAGGTGGTATAGGCATATATAGTAAAAACAACTTCGTACACTACGATATAAGAGGAACTAAAGCAAGATGGAATGGATAAGAAACCTTTTAAACAAACTAAAGTAGGTAAGTTTTTATCAAACATTGCGCCAAGCCTATTAGGGGCCGCAGGTGATGTATTGCCAGATAAGGGCGTTTTAGGCATTGTAAAGAACTTAATTAGTAAAGATGATAGTATACCTCAAAAAGAAAAAGAAGATATGTTAAAAGAGCTATATGAGCTTGAGGTGGCAGATAGAGATAGTGCTAGAAAAAGAGAAGTAGAAATAAAAAAAGCAGGGGGTGATGATTGGATGATGCTAATTACTGGCATTACGGGATTAGCTGCTTTTGTATTTACTATTTATGCGGTGGTATATGTGCCATCGGTTGTAGAGAATGATTTATTTGTTCATTTAATGGGAATGATTGAAGGTGTTGTAATATCTAACATCTTTGCATACTATTATGGAACTTCAAGCGATAAGAAATGAAACTGATTTGTAAATTTATTAAATACATCACTTTGGATAAAGTGTGTTTAGGATGTTGTGGCAAAGATTGTAAGCGTTAAGATCGATAAAAAAAAGGTCAAGAGGCCTGGTGTACACGCTAAAACCAAATCTTCAAAGATTAAATCATCCAGATTGTACAAAAAAAAGTACAAAGGTCAGGGTAGATAGTTTTAATTTTATATATTTGGGTAGTGTTTACTCCGATTTGACTTACTCAAATGTCAAGATTAGCGAAAAAATAAGTAGCTAAATACAGTTCTTTATATTGAATGGTAAATCCGAGCAATGTTCCACAAACTAACAACTCGGTCAATGCACGAACGAAAGTTTGAAATACGCCATACGCACTTGCAGGGATGCGTTTGAAATATAAATTGCTAAAATGTGTTTAATACACCTAAAATCCTAAATAAATATTATGCAGGGTAAAGGGTTTGATGTATAGATATGAAATTAGATATTAGAATAAAGCAGCACGAAGGATCAGATGAATACTATGACATAAAACTTTATACTTATAAAGAAGTCATAGAAACAAAAGTAGACAAAGAAAACCTTCGCTACCTAATTGGTAAAATAGACAACGAGATATTGCCTTGAAAAAAAGGAAAAGAAGTCGTAAGAATCTTATCACCGCATTAGATAGGGTATTTTCAAAATATATTCGTACAAAGCATTTAAGGGATAACTTTGTTGAATGTGTAACCTGCAACCGAAAGTACCCTATCAATAAAATACAAGCTGGACACTTTATGTCAAGACGGCACTATTCTACCAGGTGGGATGAAGAAAATGTTTACCCCCAATGTATGAAGTGTAATATGTATAGTCAGGGTGAGCAGTATTTATTCTCGAAGTATATAGATAATAAGTATGGTGATGGTTATTCAGATGTTTTATTATATAGATCAAGGGAAACGGTTAAATTTAGTGACTTTGAAATAGAAGAAATGATAAAAGATTACACAAATCGATTAAAAGTTTTGGAAAAAGAAAAGTTTTAACTATCTTGCGTTGTAATTTTGATTGAATTGTTATTCAATACATAATTTGATTGGTTAGAAGTTTTAGGGGGGCAGCAATGCCCCTCTTTTTTTTTATATCATATTTTTTTTATTAAATATTTTGTTTATATTTGTGTATTGTTAAACTAAAAAACCACAAATTATGACAAGCAAAAAACTATTGACATTACAAGAAATGCATCAATTTTCTGAAAACATTTTTTATGAACTACACGATGAAAAAATGCAAAAAGAATTGATGTTAAGCGAAGTCCAAAAAGAAATTGATGAATTACCAAAGTTCTTATCTATACACTTATTTGTGTTAAGATTTAAAAGAATTATTAGAAGAATTTTTAATAATTAGAATTATGGAAAAAAGATTTACTTACCTACTTGGCCTAGCCAAGCACACAGAAAATTATTTAATGCTAAATGAATTGAAGGAACTTAAAAAAGAAGCCCTGCAATATCCTATGCTTCGTATCGAGGCTATGGCTAAACGCATTGAAGAACTTGAACAACAAAATGAATTTTTAACCGCTAAATTAGAAATTAATGGACTCAAATAAACTACGAGAGTTATATAACAAGTATAAACTTGATCCTGCTGATTTTTTCAAGCATCAGCATTACACGATCATCACACGGCAAGGTATTGAAAAGATATTAGGCCAAGAACAATTAAACATTAAGTATGATGTTATCAGATGTGAACCAGACTATGCAGTATTTAAAGCTATTGTAACAAAAGGCGATGCCTATTTAGAAACCTTTGGATCTGCTAAACACGGTGATTTTAAAAACGGAAATACACAAAGTTGGTACATTGCAGAAATGGCAGAGAAAAGGGCAATGTCTAGGGCCGTATTAAAGATGACTGGCTTTTACCAGTTGGGCGTATTTGGTGAAGATGAATCTGAAAGTTTTAAAAATGGATAAGTACAAAGTTCAAAAACTATTTCAAGGGCATTACCAAATTGTAGACGATAGGGGTGAAAGTCTTTATGAAGGCAGCATTTCAAATTGCTATGCTTGGATGCGAATAATGGAAATAAATATATTAGAAGAATGAATTATATTAGCAACTGCTGCGGCGCATCACCTTGGATGGAATTAGATGACATTTATGGTCGATGTTCCGAATGCAAAGAAAACACAACATTTGAAATCGAAGATTAATTAATTAATACAACTATGAGTTTAAAAGTAAGAGGTACAATCAAAAAAATCAATGATGTACAAACTGGCAAAAGCCAAAAAGGAGAATGGAAAAAACTATCATTTTTATTAGATAGTGGGGCAAAGTATAATAATTTATTTTGCTTTGATGTTAAAGGTGAGGAGAGAATAAATGACTTTTTAAAAAACAACAAAGAGGGTAAAGAAGTTGATGTTAGTTTTAATGTAAATTGTCGTGAATACGAAGGTAGATATTACACTTCGTTAGATGCGTGGAAGGTTTTTACTGCTAAAGAAATGACTAATGCCGAGCAGCAACCAGATAGAGATGATTTACCATTTTAATTAATTAGGGGGGTTAATAGCCCCCCTTTTTTTATACCTAACCAATGTTAATAGATTACACAAAAGAATTACAATACCTTAACAAGATAAGAAAAGGTGAAATCCGAGAGGGTTACAAATTAGGAATCCCAGAAATAGACGAATACTTTAGATTTAAGAAAGGCAATTTTAATGTAATACTTGGACAAGCAAACGTAGGCAAAACATCAATGGCCTTGTATCTTATGTTATTGTATTCGTTACGACACGATATAAAATGGGTTGTTTTTAGTAGTGAGAATGAGCCGTATTCAATTATAAGGAAGTTAATAGAATACCTTTTAGCAGAACCAATAAATAAACTAACGGATGAAAGCTATCAGTATGGTATTAAGGTTATTAAGAATTTTTTTAAATTTATAAGTCCCGAAAAATTATATAGTTATAAAGATTTGATAAGATTAGGGGAATCATATAAGGCTGCTTGGGATTATCAAGGAATGTTGATTGATCCGTATAACAGTTTAATTAAAGATTCTGAAATGTCTAAAAACATTGATGGGCATAGTTACGATTACCAGGCGATGACAGAACTACGACAATTCTGTAAACGAAACGAAGTTAGTATGTGGTTAAATGTACACGCTAACACAGGTGCTATAAGAATGAAACATCCTTTAGGACACGAATACGCAAACTATCCTATTCCACCAACTGCTGGTGATGTAGAAGGTGGGGCAAAGTTTGTTAATCGTGCTGATGATTTTATGGTTGTACATCGTTATACACAACACCCATCGGATTGGAATCAATCACACATCCATATAAGAAAAACAAAAGAAACCGAAAGCGGTGGTAGACCAACACCATTAGACGAACCAATAAAACTAAAGTCTATAATTAATAATGTAGGCTTTGAAATAGATGGACAAAACATTTTAAAAACGGTCTTACAAGACAAAAAGCAACAAACCTTTTTAAGAAAAGCGTGAAAAAAGTAAATAGTTTAAGCGGTGGCAAGACATCAAGTTATATAGCAGCTAATTATCCTGCTGACTATGACGTTTTTGCTTTGGTTAGAACTGACGATAAAAATTGTTTGTTTCCAGATAAAAAATTACGCCAAGAAGTAAGTGATAGAATTGGCAAGGAGTTTATAGGAACTCTTGAAGATGACACTATTATTTATACTATGCTTGATTTAGAGCAGTACATAGGGAGAAAAATAACTTGGGTGAGTGGTAGAACATTTGACGAAATAATATCAAAAAAAAATGGCAAAACATTTATTCCACAAGTAACTGCAAGATTTTGCACAACTGAAATGAAAATGTTGCCAATATCTGATTGGTGGTACAGAAAAGTTAGGGAAATTGTCGAAATGAGAATAGGATTTAGAGCTAATGAAATAAAAAGAGTTTTAAATACAAAAAGTAAATTAGGGGCAGATGGTGTTGAAACAATGAAAATAAGAACTGAAATAAATCAGAATAAAAATGATAAGTGGAAAGAATTTAAGTGGAGGACAATTAGTTTTCCTTTAGTTGATGATAATATATATAAAGACCAAATAGAAGAATATTGGAATGATAAACCAGTTCGATTTGCTTGGCAGAATAATTGCATAGGTTGTTTTCACGCAAATCCGCTTAACTTAAATTATAAGAGTAAAAAGTTTCCAAAAAAATTTGATTGGTTTATACGACAAGAAAATAAATCAATGAAAGATTATAAAAGAAAATGGCTAAAAGGTGATTTTGATGGACTTACATATCAAGACATAAAATCCGCTTGGAAACAATTTGAATTATTTGACGATGACTTTAACGAATGCGATAGCGGATATTGCGGATTATAACTTTAAGAAAAGCGTGAAAATAACTTGCGAAGATAATATGGACTTAATGGCAAGGTATGAAGATAACTACTTTGACCTTGCTATTGTTGACCCACCTTATGGGATAGGGGAAAGTTCTAATAATAATAAAAGTCGTAGTAAACTTGGCAAGTCAAAAGATTATGGTAATAAGTCTTGGGATGATTTAGCACCTGATATTAATTACTTTTTAGAATTAAAACGAGTAAGTAAAAATCAAATAATTTGGGGTAGTAATCATTTTATAGAAAATATACCTAATGCAAATAGTAGTTGTTGGGTAGTTTGGGATAAAATGAATGGAGAGAATGATTTTGCAGATTGCGAACTTGCTTATTGTAGTTTTAAAACCGCAGTAAGAAAAATATCTTTAAGATGGCACGGAATGCTGCAGCACGATATGAAAAACAAAGAAGTGAGAATACATCCTACTCAAAAACCTGTAAAACTTTACGAATGGCTTTTAATGAATTACGCTAAAGATGGTTTTAGAATATTAGATACTCATTTAGGTAGTGGAAGCATTGCTATTGCCTGTCATAATTTAGGATATGATTTAACAGCTTGTGAATTGGATAAAGACTATTACGAAGCAGCAATAAAAAGAATAGAACAACACAAAGCACAAACAAGATTATTTTAATATGGATTGGGAATTAAGATTTATATTTAGTTTACCACATCAGAGGATGTGTATAGGGTGGGAAGTTCTAAACCCAAATGAGGAGTTCCCGTACCAAACTTTAAAACTGTATTTATTATTATTAACTATTGAACTTGACCTATAATGTTGCATATACTTGCAAAGCATCACGATCTTTGGATTAGTTATGTTTTAAGTTTTAAGGTAAATGAAGATACCGCTAAAGACATAGTGCAGGAATTTTATCTAAAAATGTCAAATTTTACTGGCGATATTATGATAGGCGAAAAGATTAATTTCTATTTCGTCTATTTAGTTTTACGAAATATGGTTTTTGATCTAAAGAAAAAAGAGAAAACTATAACCTTTCTCGAAATACCACCTGATAGACCCGATAAATGGACTGATAAATATGTTTCGGCAAAATACTCAGGACAAGAAAAAAATCATAAGGATTATGATAAATCAAAGAGCTTATATATTACGCAATGGTTAAAGGATCATAATCTAGAAGAGTTAGATTTATTTGATGGAGAAAACATAAAAGAGGCTTACTCGGCCGTGATATTTAATGAAATTATTTTAGAGAAAAAAAGCATAGCGCAACTGTCAAGAGAAACAAAAATAAGTTACTATTCTCTTTATAATACCGTTCGAACAATAAAGAATGAAATAAAAGAAAGTTATGAAGCTTGGAACAAAACTAGAAAAGATATTTAAGTTTACGGGCATCGCCTGGATCGTAAAAAAGATATGGGGCGATAACTGCGGTTGTGAAGAAAGAAAACAAAAGTTAGACAATATAAAAGTCTTTAGAAAATGAAACAAGAAAACTATGATTACTGGACTGAATTTAGATCAGTACAATCAAATGACCTTACCAGAGCCGACAGAGAATTAATTGTAAAGATATTCGCAGAAGAACTAAACAAAAGAATAAGTGTAGATTGTGGATGTAGCGGTAGGGTATGGCAAAAACGCATTAACGCTATAAACAAACTGTATGACAAAGGATGAATCAGAACAATATGAAAAGACCATTGCCTTAATGATGAATGGTTTTTTAAACTTTCAATTAAACTGGGTAGGCGATGAAAACACTTTTTATGATTTAAGGGGATTAAGTCCTAATAATAATAAATGCGTTGTAGAAATTAAAGTACGCCAAAAGTATTATAAGGATAAGATGCTTGAGAAATACAAATACGACAAGTTAATGACCTTACCAGATGATGTGGTTAAGTTATATTATGTGTTTGATCCAAAGGGAAGTTATTTATACTGGCTAAATGAAATAGAATTACCCCCAGTTGAAAGTATTAGATGCCCAAGTACTACGATGTGGGCAAAAGACCGAAAAGACAAAGAGGTTTACTTGCTTGGCGAAGACCTTGCCTCTCTTGTCGATTACAATACACTTACCAAAGAAGATTTTAACTATTAAGTTTTTTAAGTTTTTTGTTAATAATTAGAAAATAGTTTGTATATTGCGGTATTGTTAAACACTAAAACCACAAATTATGAAAGCAAAATTTTTATTTAAAGAAGCAGAAGCAAAGTTAGAAAACGGACATTCTAAATCATCTGTAATTGATTTTATTTTTAGAAACGCTAAAGATGATGCTATGGCTAATAGACTTTGTAATATGCTTATAAAGTAAATTTAATTAGGGGCAAATGCCCCTTTTTTATATTATTATGAAAACAAGAATAATGGCAAACCAAGAGCGCACATCTTATAGGCTTGATGTCATAGAAGATGGCGAACTAACACAACACTACTTTGATAACGAGAAAGACGCTTTAGACTTTCAAAACACTCTATAATGAAAACACTTGGAAAACTATTTAAGAAACTACAATGGGCATTTTTATACTTTGCCTTTGCTTATGTCGGTTATTATATTGGCGTAATGCTTTCTAACTTATAAATTAATCATTTCCCCCTTTTGCGCATGGCGCAAAGGGGGTTACTAATATAATGAACGACCTACATCAATACATCTTTTTAAATCGAACTGAACACGCTTTAGACGTGCTTACTAAATGGAATAAAAAGAAACCAAACAACAAAGAACTGCAAGACTTAATCAAATCAGTTCAGTACATCGTAGAGCATACCAATATGGTAGAACTTGAGCGGCAGCTTTATAGAGATGGTTTTAATCGATTAGAAAAGCGTTGTTTACAATTACAACAAGAAGTAAACGATCTATGGGGTAAAGAGCCTAAAGATAAATTCAAAGAAAAATATAATAAATAATGGAAGATTTAGATTTTTTAAATCCTTACAATCAACCTGACTATGAGTGTAGGGAATGTGGTAAACCAATGGACAAAGACGATTATTGTTCTAATACTTGTTGGGAGGCATCAATGTTATGAGAAAGGGCAGAGTAACACAAGCGCAAAAGATTGCGGAACTAAAGGATCATTTAAACTTTGTTGAGCAACAATTAAGAGTACACATACAAACCTGCGAAAGGTTATTTAGATTTATTTACGAAAAAATGGATATAAATGAAAACGATACACAAGATACTACCGACAAAGATACACACGATAACGAACCAGAAGGGGGTAATTAAAGTTTACACCGAAGAAGAATACCAACACCGCAGTTGGTGGCAAGTAGTCAAGCACCAACATAACATCGACAAGATATGATTATCTTGTTTGACATAGATAGCTTACTTTATTCGGCTTGTTATAATGTCGATTCACCAGAAGAAGCGATGTTTAAGTTTGATGAATTTTTCCAAAAGACTGTAAACGATCTTGAGGAATTTTATGAGATAGAAGAAGTAATACCTTTTGGGCTATCTAAAAACAACTTTAGGAAATACATCACAAAGACTTACAAAGCAAACCGATCCAAAGAAAAGCCACAATACTTTAATATTCTATGTAAGTATGTAGATAAGTATTATGAACCTGAAGTAGCTAACGGATGTGAAACCGATGACCTGGTAGCAATATATAGAGAAAAGATAGGACACGAAAATTGTATAATCGTAAGTATAGATAAAGACTATTTGCAGTTTGAAGGCACGATGTACAATTACAATAAAAGAAAATTTATTACCTTGTCTAAAGAAGATGCCCTTTACAACTTCTACGAACAAATGATAATCGGTGATACTGCCGATAACGTAAACTACTGTAAGGGATATGGCAAGGCATATGCAAGAAAGCTATTTGAAGGCGTTTCTACGGACTTTGGTTATAAGAAGAAGGTTTTAGGTCTATTTAAAAAGATATACCGCTCAAAAGGTCGAGAACGCTTTATAGAATGCTATCACTTACTTAAATTAGGCTATAGATGAAAGTAACCAAAGAAAGGTTGGAATCGTGTAAAATTGATGGTGATTCTTTTGAAGATTTATTTAAACAAAAAATAATATCAAAGAAATTAAGATACCAAAAATCATCACAGAAAGATGATTGGTATGGGCATATTGATTGTTACGTTAACGGATATGGTGTAGATGTAAAAGGGCGTAGACGTTTAGAAGAAATATGGCTAGAGTATACAAATGTAAATGGGAATAAAGGATGGTTAATGGGCAAAGCAATGTATATTGCTATGTTCATAAAAGAATTAAATGCATTTTCAATATATTACCGTAAAGATTTGTTGAGGTTTATTGAAAAAAATGTACAAGAAGAAACTACTAATAGACAAGATTATTTAAAATTTTACACTAGAAAAAAATGGGGTAAAAAAGATATGATAGTTAAAGTTAGATATACAGATATAAAACATTTAGAACTTTATTTATTATAATGGACACACACAAAAAATTAGCACAAATAAAAGAAGATATAGATCAAAGAAAAGAACAATATTCAGATGAAATTGTTTACAGGGTTATTGATTTATTTAAAGAACGATCCATAAAAGGCATACTTAAATACAACACAACCTTAAACGATAGTGAAGAAGGTCTATTAGCTTTTATTAAACACACGCAAGAAGAACATATGGATTCTATTTTGTATTTAGAGAAAATGAAACAAATAATAAATGGATGATGAATGGGAGTTCTGGGAACATAACTATCACGGGGACGATTCAGAAGAATTATCAGGGTCAGGAAGTGGAAGTAACGGAAAATAATTTTAGGGTATTTTGGCGCAGACCAATAAACCCAATAACAATGATGAGAAAATAATAGAAAAACAAATACAAGAACAAATTATAGAATTAATTGAAAGGATACACGGTAAAGATATCACTACAAAAAACAGAAGAAGGGAAAACGTAACCGCAAGGGCGGTATATGTTAAACTATGTAAGGATATATTTCCTTATCTGTCTTTACACAAAATAGCAGAACCAATTAATAGGAATCACGCCACCATTATACATTTACTAAAGTCTATTGATAATCATTTAAAAAACGATAATCATTATATTAATCTATATAAAAAAGCATCTGTTATAATCAATAAAGACATAATAGAAACACAAAACATAAAAGAAATATCATATTTAGAAAGTTTAGAAGAAAGAATTATCAATCTATCAAACACACTAATAGAAAAAAACAAACAAATAGATCAGCTTAAAAAACAAAGAACAACTGATAGATATAAAGACTTTGATGTAATGCCAGACGAAATGTTAAATGAATTTATAACAACAAGGCTTAAACCTTATTTAAGATTACACCTTACTTCAAATTAAATAAATGAAAATACTAAATCTATATGCTTGTCTTGGGGGTAATAGATATAAGTGGGATGAAGTAACTGATGTAGAAGTTACGGCAGTTGAATGGGATGCAGAATTAGCCAGGCTATATCAAGAACGATTCCCAAACGATAAAGTTATTGTAGCAGATGCGCATCAATATCTTTTAGAACATTACCAAGAATTTGATTTTATTTGGAGTAGTCCACCTTGCCCGACCCATAGCAGAAGTAGATATTGGCGTTTAGGTGCAAATGGACAAAAACCAATATTTCCCGATATGACATTGTATCAAGAAATAATTTTTTTAGATTATCATTTTAAAGGTAAATATGTTGTGGAAAATGTAATACCATATTATGAACCTATGCTTAATCCTAAAAAACGTGGTAGACACTTATACTGGACTAATTTTAATTTGCCAAATAATATAGGGGAAAGAAAATTTGCAATATGTCAAGGTAAAAATGAAGTAAATTTTTTATGTGAATTTCACGATTATAATTTTAGAAAATACAAAGGAAAACAAAGATTAGATAAAATTGCTCGTAACCTGGTAGATTATAACGAGGGGAAGACAATACTTCAAATTGCATTAGGAATTATAACAAAACAAAACATAAATCAAACACAACTATTTTAATTATGCCATTACCTAAAAGAACACCAACAGAAACAAGAGAAAAGTTTATGCAAAGATGTATGTCTAATCCTACTATGGTAAAAGAATACCCTGACAAAGATCAAAGACTTGCCGTGTGTGCGGTACAATGGAAGAAACAATGAGTTATCAATATGGAATAATAGATGGTATAGCATTATGCATAATTATTATTTTGTTAATCAAATATTATAAATAAATCGTTTTATAAATACAACGAGAATACAACGAGTTATGGCTAATGAGCAAAACCTAAAATATTGGAAGAAGGGCGAATCAGGAAATCCTAACGGCAGACCTAAAGGATCAAAGAATAGAAGTACCATCGCCAAGAAATGGTTACAAGCTATGCAAGAAACAAAGAATCCTTTAACTTTAGAATCAGAAGAATTAAGCCAAGAAGATTTAATTACTTTAGCGTTACTAAAGAAAGCTGCGGATGGTGATGTAAACGCATACAAGGCGTTAATGGATAGCGGTTATGGATCACCAGTTCAACAAGTAGAACAAACCATTTTAGAGCAACCTTTATTTCCAGATGTTCCAAAGGACAACGGCAACAAATAAAATACTTGCGTTAAATAAACGCATAAAAATAGTACAGGGTGGAACTTCGTCATCAAAGACGTTTTCCATCTTGGCTATTTTAATAGATAAGGCAATTAAAAATAACGGCATAGAGATAAGCGTAGTGGCTGAATCTATACCACACCTTCGCAGGGGTGCATTTAAAGACTTCCTTAAAATCCTAAAGTGGACTAATCGGTATCACGAGGATCAGTTAAACAAATCACTACTTAAATACCAATTTAAAAACGGAAGCTATATAGAGTTCTTTAGCGCAGACGATTCAAGTAAGCTGCGTGGTGCAAGAAGGGATGTCTTATTTTTGAATGAGGCAACTGCAATAACTTTAGACGCATATAACGAACTTGCAATACGGACAAAGAAAGAAGTGTACATTGACTACAATCCATCTAATGAATTTTGGGTACATACAGAATTAAAAGACCAAGACGATTCCGATTTTGTTATACTTACCTACAAAGACAATGAAGCACTAGATATAGGCATAGTCGAACAAATAGAAAAGAACAAGGAGAAAGCAAAGACATCTTCTTACTGGGCGAACTGGTGGAACGTATATGGTCTTGGCCTTGTAGGTTCTTTAGAAGGTGTTATCTTTTCTAATTGGAAGCAAATAGATACTATTCCTCCAGATGCAAAATTAGTAGGCATAGGTTTAGACTTTGGGTATACTAATGATCCAACTGCTATCGTTGAGGTTTACAAATACAACAATCAAAGAATAGTAAACGAAACAGTCTATCGTACAAAGATGCTTAATTCTGACATAGCAAGAGAATTACCAAAGGGTGTTATCATTTATGCTGATTCAGCAGAACCAAAGTCAATAGACGAAATAAGAAGATACGGCATACAAATAAAAGGTGTAACAAAAGGTAAGGATTCTATAAACTACGGAATCGACATAATGCAGCGTCAGGAATACCTGGTAACAAAGAGTAGCCAAAACCTAATCAAAGAACTTCGATCCTATTCTTGGGACACAAACAAAACAGGTCAAAGACTAAATAAACCAATAGACAATTATAACCACGCAATAGACGCACTACGCTATCACGAAATGGAAGCATTAGGCATAAAAGCCAATTACGGAAAATATGCCGTCAGATAGTCTTAAAAATCAAAAATTAATCGTTTTATAGATATGGATATTAAAATACAAGTACCAACAGATTTATCTGAAATACCCTTATATCAATACCAAGAATTTCACAAGGTGCTTGATGTAAACAAGGATGCGGACTATTCGGATTTATTTATACAAGAAAAGATGTTGCAAATCTTTTGTGGTATGCCGTTAAGTAATGCTATTAAATATCGCAAATCCGAAGTCGATCAGGTAACTGACATAATCGCAAAGACATTAGAACAAAAGCCTAATCTAGTACAAAGCTTTCAAATTGGAGATACCACATTTGGATTTATTCCAAAACTTGAAGACATAACCTTTGGCGAGTATATTGATCTTGACAATAATATAGGTGACGTAAAAAACTTACATAAAGCTATGGCAGTTTTATACAGACCAATAAAACAAAAGATAAAAGAAA